AACTCGTAAACCAATAGAAACAGTTGAAAAGCCTGAGAACTTACCAGGTGTAAGTGTAGAGAAAACACCATACGATTTCGAAACAAAAGTAGAAACAACTAAACCAGATGAAACATCACCAGCTCCAGTAGTTAAGAAAGAAGCTACTAATGGTGGATTCCCTTGGGACAAATAGGTCATGAGCGAACTTAATCTAGATACTATTGACAGTTTTGGGTCAAAACTATTAGATGAAGGTATAGTTGAACGTAAAGGTAGTAAACCAGTACCAGATAAGAAGAGTAGTGGTAGTAAAAAAGTATTTGCAGATCTAAATCCTAATGAAGATAATATGGATATGGTAGTGAAGAAATTATACGATTTCCTAGTAGAGAAAGAAGTACCTATTTCAATAATCACTGATGCATATGATTATAATGTGGTTACCGGAATCAAACGTGGAAATATTACTACAAAGTCACTAACCAAAATTCTAACAGTATTAAATTTAGATATCGAAATCGTAGAAAAAGGAAAACAATCATATGACGAATAATGTTAAGAAAGCATTTGCAAATAAATTTATGGGTAACTTGCAGAGAGCTATAACATTTCAATTCCCAGATGATGTACACAAAATATTCTTAACAAAAAAGGGGATATATACACATATATCCTCTTATTTAGAATTTGTACCATTTAGTATTGATATTGAGTTATTTGATTATGACATCACATCATTAATATTGAATGAATACATAATTGATAACATCAAGAGTTATAAGAAATCGGAAACGGCGTATATGGCAATCAGTGATAATAAGATAATATTCTATCAAGTAGAAGGTAAAGATCGTAACAAGGAACTTACACAACTATTTAAGGATCAAAATCTGAAAACAACTGAAGAGCGTATGACGACTTATGATGATTATGTTACATCAAGACTAGTATTAGAGTTTGAAGATTATACAACTGAACTTACAAAACAAATTGAATCAATTGAAACATACGAAGTATATCGTGACTTTACTGATACAACGTACAGTCCTGTTGAGGGGATTTTACATGTAACAGATAGAAAAACCAGTGAAGATCGTAAGGCTTTGTTTCCTGAGAGATATGTTAGGGGTTCTAATAAAATCGAATATACTCAAATATTAGATAACACAATTATGCTACAGGTGGATACTTCAACTAAGACTTATACGAAGTATCGTTACCTATTTTTAGACTTAATAGATTAAGGGTTGTTTCATAACAACTCTTTTTTTTATCAAAGTGGTTTAACACCATAATATAGACGATAGGAGGAATTATAAATGGAAGAAAAAGACTTAGTAAAAAATGCAGCAAACATGACGGAAATGATTGAAAAAGCCAAACTAATCGCAGAAGCCGAAACAGGGCATGTTAAAGACATTGAGGTTAAAGAGGGTGAAATCCTAGTAGACGTTGATGTAGAGGTTGATAAAGTATTGGAAGACGATAGAAAACACAATAAAGTAGGTTACTTCAAAGATATAACACTTCAAGATGTTGGTATATACCTAACCAAAATATTAGGTGCAGATGAAACTCAGATGGAACAAACATTTAGAGAGATTACCGAGGTTGGTTTATTATCCGAAGAATCTATGGACTTTGATCGAGTTTTATATAATCATAAGAGATTTTTCATTACAGACAACTACGATTTCTACATACAATTCAACAATCTATGTAAGGCAATTCTAGAAGATATAGAAACAGTTGAAGAATTAGAAGTGAGATTGTCTGATCTTTGTGAAGTTCATGGTGAAGTATTGATCAATAGAACACCTATTGGTAGAATGGATCTCATGATGATAATAGAACAGCAAACGGCAAAAATCATAATGAAACATGCTGCTAAGACAATCGAATCTGGTGATGAGATGAGTTATAGCGACAGACAATCATTAGCAAAAGCAAAAGCCACTAATAGTTTCTTTGCATTAAAGTTCTTATTGAATATGCCAAATAAAGAAGAAATATATAAAAGGGATATAAACCCAATGATACTGTTGGCACAAACAAGACTAGATCAAACCGAAAAACTTAAAAACATTGATTGGGACAGAGTAAAGGGATTGTTTATGAACCTAGTTGGTATTGATAATGGTACTAGATTTACTAAGTTATTATTATCACATGTTATAGACAGAAAGAACAAGGTCAAAGTATGGAAAGACCGTTACATCAAGCTATTGACACTAGTAATGTTTATTGAACGTTACGAATTAGAGCAACTAGCTGTTATGGTTCCTACCTTAATTGATATGAAGGAGAAAATAGAATTAGGCTTATAACTAAGCTTAATTCTTTTTTTTTAATAACATTATTATATATTGTACTGAAATAAATAAAAGAAATATGTATTTCAGAAAGGAGAGTTGAAATGGATAAAAATATTAATGAAGGAGTTGTAAAAGACACCGTCACTAAAGCTGGTCAAGCAATAGGTGGAAATGCGCAATCATTAGCCATCAACGTGAAAGATAGTCCAGTTGGTAAAATAGGTAGTGTTGCGGGTGGTATTGTAGACGACGTTGCAGGTGGTATTGGTGGTGGAATGAATCAACTCAGTAAAGTATATGACAAACTAGCAAACAATAAAGACCGAATATTAGCGGAATATAACCGTATAAGAAATAAAGTAGAATCATTTCTTAAAAATGAATCTGAGATTCTAGAGAAGGTAAGAAACAACCCAGATCTAGAGATATCGATACCATTTGAAAAGGTCAAAGATTCATATAAAGTTGCAATGACTTTTGATGAAAAGAAAGTTTTTGATAGGGTTCGATTTAAAGTTCTGAGACCTGTAGCAGAGGTGATGTCAAAAATATTCACACCAGTTATAGGGATCTTCAGTAAGTCATATCCAGCAAAACTTAAAGAATCAGATGTGTTGGCAGTATTCGAAATGATCAAAGATGCAGAACCATTCCTCAGTAATTTCCAATCAGGATTTGAAGAGATTATGAGCGATATTAAACAATTGAATGATGCAATACATCGTCCAAACCAAACACCTAAAAACAAACGAGTACTCAAAGGTGCCATTAAAGTACACAAGGGTAGAATCAGTGTTCTTAAAGCTAAGTTACATATCTTATCGCTATTGGAGAAAAATCTAAGCGAATTAGAAGGAAAGTTACATGGATAATAAGTACATAGTACGCCGTGGTGATGCCATGGTATTCGTTGGTGAAGAAATGCGGGTGTTTGTTGATAGAATGTTGTTCGATAAACAACTAGCATATATACAAGGTATGGAGTTAATTACATTGGGAGTATTTCCTTTCAGTGTTCTGTTTGGAAAAGATGGAGAATGGATGGAATACAACCTCGAAGCACCAATCTCTATAACAATCGGGTTTAGTTCTACCTATAGAACGAAAGATAAAACTGGAGCCGAATTTGAGGTGTTCGTATTGAAATCTGGTGACGAGTTCATCAAGAATATGAATTATGTTAAAGAATTAGACAGTGTGACCAAATTTACTAATAGTATGATGTGGGGTAAACTCCCTTCAACGATCGACTATGGTAATGTATTAAATATTCTACACAACAATTTAAGTTTAAATGACATGCACTTGGGTACGCCATCAGTAATTGATGAGATCATATTATCTGAGTTATATAGAGATAAAAAGAACCTAACAAAACCATTTAGACATTCGTATGACGGATCAAACGGACTAGACTATAAAATGGTTTCGATCAAAACGATTCCGCAGCTTACATCAACGTTTGCTGGGATAATGTTTGAGGACATCAATAAACAATTGTTATCAGCTGTTGTTAATGCTGATAAGAAGCTGGTGGAAAAAGAAACACCATTAGAGAAGTTAGTCAAGTTATAAGTGAACACTATATTATAAATATAAAATGAAAGTATTATTAGAAGGAGGTATACAATATGAGACCAAGAATTACTGTAACAACAACTGAAAACTTAAAGGAACAAGTTAGGACTACTAATTTCACGGGACCAACTATGTTCTCGCCAGTCTTTTCAGATAAAGGACCAGATGACAAAATCGTATTAGTAAATAGCGTTGGTGAGTTCTTAAGAATGTATGGTAACCCTAATTTCACTGCCTATGGACAATCACAATATAATGTATTAAGATTCCTAGCAACAGGAGGAAGTGCATATGTATTGAGATTAAGCCCGGAAGATGCAGCTTATTCACATGTGGGATTAGATATACAAATTAAGTCTGAAACAGACAAACTTGTCAATACTTCTGATGGAATCCAAATTTCTATACCTGATTATTCAGCTAGATTAGTAGATTTCGTATCAGGAAACAACGAGAGCGATATCACTCTTGAGCAATCGTTTATAACACCAGTAGCACCTAATGGAAGTTCATTCACTGGAAATCCACTTTTAATATTCAGAGCATTAGGTAAAGGTGGAAAAACAAACATTTCAATTAGAATTGAAGACAATCCTAGTTTAGGAACTATTAACGAAAAGTTATACTATGTTTCTATTCTTGAAGATGGAACTATTGTTGAAGGACCATATAATGTATCATTGTATGAAAACTCTCCAGCATATATCGGTGACATCATCAATGAAAACTCGTCATTTGTTAAGGTATTGGTTGATGATGACATGATTAAACATGTTGGATCATTATTACATCCAAACCCTAAAGCAAACACGAACGATCCATTATGGCCAGCATTTGATATATTATTCTGTGCACCTGTACGTGTGAATAATGTTGAAGTTCAAACATCTGTCGAAGGTGGAGAAGAAAATGGTAACATTCCAATGTCATCATTTGTATATAATAATAGTATGGCAAACTTCGTTAACCCTAATAGTACAGAGGGTAAATTGACAATAACTGATCTTGCAGCAGCAAGTGTTAGGTCTAGTAACGAAACTAGAGTTTATAAAGAAGCATATCAAAGAGCAAAAGATTTCTATTACACATCAGTAGCTCAAGACACTGCATTTGATGCGGTTGAATTCTTGACTGATTACACTGAATGGCGTGGAGATGGAACAACAGATGGTTTATCATTGAATAGAATGAATGATTTCGATGCATTAAACACAGCAATCGTTGCAGAGGGTACAGTAGATTACGCAACAATCAATGCTAACTCTGTTATTTATGACACATTAAATTCAATGCTTGTATCATTACCAAGAATCTTTAGTGATGTTATGGAGTGGAATAAACAACGTGGTTGGGTATTTGAATCAGCTGACTGGGTTGCTGGATATGATGGATCTGGAATCGCAGAACAAATCATTGAATTCGTTGGAGACTATGCAGAGATATCTAAACATAAAGCATTAAGAAAATACTTCTCAAGTGTGTTATCATCAGCATTTGGTATGATCAAGAAAGTTAAAACAACTTCTGAAAGAGTACTGTATGCAAATGAATACATCACAACTCTTGGATCATTAGTTACTGACTTTGTATCAAACACATCACCAACATTAGCTGACTATAAATTAGATCCAACAACAATAGCGGGATATCAATCAATTATTGATAGAATAGAAGCTATATCTGGTGGGAGTATTAGTAATTATAAAACTCAGATTGCAGCACTATGGGATTCATTAATTACATCAATCATTGCAGATAACGTATTACATGTAGCATACATCGCAGATACATACATGTTATTAATCAATGATAACATGGCTAACATAACAACCGCTGGAAATGCATTCCCATTAGTATTAGCAGACTTAGATACAACAACTACTCTAATGGCATCATTTGTAACACAAGCATCACAATTGACACCTGATCTTGGAGGATCTAAAACATTAGCTCAACTAGAAGCATTATATTTAGATAATCGTAAAAATGAAGCATCTTATTCATTACATAATCTTGATAGTGTAACTGGTGGCGGATTAGATGGTACTTTAGAGACTGAAGAAAAATCAGAATTATTAGTTAAAGCATTCAATGGTTTAATTAATGGTGCGGAATCAGTATTAAACGTTAGAGATTATGACTTCGATTATATATTCGATGCACAGTACGACGTTGATGTTAAAGCCGCTATGGTTAATCTTGCAACAGAGTTCAGACCAAATACATTCGTTGCTTTAGATACATTAGCTGGTGGATCTGGTGATGGTAGTATATTAACAGCACTTAACATGAGAAATGCAGAATTAGCATTTGCTAGCCCAAGAGTTGGAATCTGGGCACAGTACGCTAAGATATATGATGGATACACTGGTAGAAACATTAGAGTATCTCCTACGTATTTCCTAGCATCAAAATGGAACACATTTGGAAAGCATTTACCAATCGCTGGTACTTCTCGTGGACTATTAGATAACATTGTTGAATTAAGTGAAAATATAACTGATGCATTATATGATCAATTACATAATGCAAAAATTAATTACATCTTAAGAGATCGAGTAGTAAGATTCGATTCACAATTCACAACAAATCCAAAAGACTCTGCAATATCAAGAGTTAACAACTCGTTAGTTACTAATGAGATAAGAAGAAACATCATAGCAGTATCGAACAATTATTTATTTGAATATAATAACCCAACTGTCCTTAACCAACTTCGTGGTGATATAGCAACGTTACTTGAAAGTTATGTGCCTATGGGTGTAGTAACTGACTATGTATTAAATGTGTTTGCTAATAGTCTTGAAGAAGTTAAAGTTCAAATCGAAGTATTATTTGCTGGCGTTATAGAATGGATAACTATCGACATAACTGTTTAATTGAATTCATAAAAGGGGTTTAACCGCCCCTTTGTATTTAATTATCTTGAACATATTAATATATAAATTATAAGGAGGTATAAACATGAAAAACGACAATACAAATGGGTTATATGGTTTAAAAGATGAAACTAAGCTTGATATATTTACTGGATCTTATCATACCGATGAAAGAATCGTCGATCCTTTAGTAAAAGGTTTTGCATTCTTCATTCCGATAAAATTCCCAGCATTCATGGGTAAAGATCCATATAAAAAAAAATATCGATGTTGAATATTTCAAACAATTAACAGTACAAAACTTTAAAGGATTCTCTGGTATTACAGAATATACTTTAGAGGGTATGGAATTAAATAGTGGATTTGGTGGAAATAAATTATTATTCCCAGGGACTATGCCAAAGGGTAATAATGAAATCACGATTACATTTGATGAATTCTCTGGATCTAAATTCTCTAAATTCTATCAAACTTGGGTACATGCTATTAGGGATCCTGAGACAGGAACCGCAAGTTATCCTCGCAGAACGTATATCGCAAATCCTGCTGATTATTTGAAGTATAAACAAAGTAATCATACTGGTACATATCTATACATCGTAACTAGACCAGATGCTGATTTATTATCTGAAATGGTTAAGACTGAAGGTATTACTGCAGAGAAGATCGATGAAAGTGGTGTAATTGAATTTGCAGCTCTATATACGAATGCATATCCAACTCGTGAAAACTTATCTCAATGGGATTTCACAGAAGGAAACCAAGAATTAACAAGATTAGAAATGACTTTCGCTGTATACCTAAATTATGGTGTATCAGTAACAGCATTTGCCAATGAATGGTTAGCAACTCATGGTTCTAAATATATCTATGATTTCAACGGACAAAACGTTAAGCGTTTTAAAGATGGATCTGGAGCATTACTGGGATCACCATCAGAAGCATAATAAAAATAAAAGAATAAGACTTAATTGTCTTATTCTTTTTTTTGTTATTCTATTTTGTCATCTGGCATATCAGAGAAGTTCATATCAAATTCATTGTCTCCATCTTGTCCGAACTCGCCCATATCTCCGAATTCATCCATACCCATACCATCGTCCATGTTACCGAATTCATCCATTCCGCCACCCATTCCTAGATCATCTCTAGTTTCAGCGACATTAGATTCACGTCTAGTAACTTCTTCGATGTTTTTATCATCTGTAACTTCATCGAATATCTTATCGTAGAATTCCCAATCCAATGCTGGCATACTACGTTTCATGATCTCTTTGATCATTTTATGTTTAACATTGTTTTCACTATCATCACCCATTCCCATTGAACTTTCTTCTACATAGGTATTAGCAATTTCTTCTGCTACTTCTTTAGTAGTTCTAAGTTGTTCTGATAGGTTTGTGAGGTTAAGTACTGAAGGTGGTGGAAAATCAACTTTAATCTTCTTGAAATCAATACCGTCTTTAACTGTTTGATCTACATCTGCTGCATCGTCTATATGGTTCTTAGTTAATAATCTAAAGAACTTACTAAATGATTCTGCATAGATCTTTTGATAATCAACAACTCTACGAAGGAAGTTCCCATTTTGCATGGCGAGCTTTCTTACATATTCCAATTCTCTACCAGCATCTAATAGGCTGGCTGGTAATCCCATACCGGCAATTATACCCTCTAATAGATATTGTAAGAATTGATCATTGATGTCAACGTCTTGTCCAGGTACTATATCAATCTCAATAGGTCTCTGTCCATTGTGTACTGGTATAAACATATCATGCATAACACCAGGACCTTGTTTAACTGTAGTTTGCATATCTTCAATATCACGTAGTTTCATGGTATTCAATTTAGCATCCTTAACTACACTCATAACAGCTTGTTGATATTCTTGATCTAAACCAACAGTAACAAAGTAAACTCTTTTATCCATTGATCTACTTAATTTAACCATTAATACATTCATTAGTGTAGCGATATATAGCTTAGACATAAACAATACATCTTCAAATACAGAAGTAACTTTGAATTTAACTACTTTATCAGCAGGAATGAACATGATCTTCATAGAGTTTTCTTCCATGAAACCATTTTTCAATACAGTATATATAAAGTTCTTTAAATCAGTATTTCTACTAACAAAGTTTCTATTCAATTTCTTACCTAATGTTTTAGAGATAGTCTTAACTAATTTACGTAAAGCATTCTCATCTGTATTTCTTAATGTGATGTTCTTATAGTTACTTAATAAGTTACCATAGTTATTACCACCACTGATGTTCTCTTTACCAGAGATCTCACTATTACCACGCATCTTATTGATGTTCATATTAGTTGTATCTCCATCTTCTTTCTCTAATATCTCATTATAAAGATAACCTATAGTATGATCTTCGATTTTAAGTTCGATTACATATGCTGGATTTAATTTCTTGATAATAGATCCTGAAGTTTTAATCTCTTTGTATTTCTTTTCTTTCTTATTCTCACCAATAATTGATTCACCTTGCTTAAGATCAGTAGTCTTAACTTCATACCCACCATTTTGAATCGCATCTTCTGCTAGGTATCTACCTAATGCCAAGTTAGTGTAATCAGTTATCATGAATCTCTCGTTAAGTAAATCGGCGAAAGTTTCTTTATATTCATTGTCGATTTTTAATTGTACAGCTTCATTTAATAACTCTTCGTTATTAACTAGTAATGCATTTTCTAACAACGCACCCTTTTTCATTTCTTCTTGGTCTATATCTAGCCCCATATACTCTTTAATAGCTTGCAGATCTATTGCATCAAAGTTTTCTGCATATATTTTAGTATCAGGAATCTCTTTTAGACTAGGTTCTATCAAGAGAGTATTCTCTTGTAGTACTTGTCCACCTTCTTTTAGATTCATGACTTCATTGTAGTGTACTAGTTTGTTTATTTCCTCTTTCATATTAAGAATAGCAACATATGCTTCTCCGTCTTTAAGTGAATCATAAACTAGTTCATCAGCTAGATCTTCAATTTTATACTCATCATTTAATTCTTTAAGTATTTTATCTACTCGTGCAAGATCTTCTTTGCTTGTTAAAGTTCCTCCACCCTCATAAGTTAACTTTAATGTTTTCTTAGTAAAGTCATCAGGTGATTGAATGTTGTTCTTGAATATATTTAATCCAGTTGCTGCTTGTGGTATGTACTCAACAATTGAATTATAATTCTGGATCAACATCATCTTGTCTTTATTCTGTGACCACATCATACCAAAGTTATCAGCAGCTAGTCCATCGACTATCTCACTAAGATTGTCCTTATCTAATTTATAAGGATCTTTCTTATCTGCATCTTTTGCTTTCTTCATTTCTTCCTCAGGAAGATCACGGTATTTAATTGTGTCGTTAATAAGTTCTGACATGTGAAGATTAACTAACTCTTCATCAACTCTGTTCTTATCATTAATATTAGAAACAATATTCCGTATAGTATCCATCTCACGTTCGTTTTCTTCGTCGGCATCATATGATACCCCGTAAGTCGCGGCAGTGGTGGCTTTTTTATATTTTGTATACTCTTCGGTTTCTTTCTTAATCTCACGCTTTACGCCGTTAAGCTCACGTTCTGTTTCAGTCGCCATTATATCACTCCTTTATAGTGTTCTCTGCATACTTATGGTATATATTATAATGTTGTTCTTATTTTATATATAAAGAAAAGAATATACGAAGGCTATTAACCCTCGTATATATCTTTAAATTTTCTCTTAAGATTAACTAAAACTTTATTAGTATAGATCTTACTATAAAAGTCTGCAGTCATACGGTTAAGTATTGATAATGGAGATATCACTGCTTCTATAGGTTCGTCTGGTGCATACTCGCTATATGGACTTTCATCTTCTTTTAGTAACTTACTAATGACAGTCTTCAGTGGTGAATCAAATACTATCTTATCACCAACGGTCAACTCATCTACATACTTGATAAAGAATTCTACCATAAGCCCTTCGATCTTCTTACCTTTGATCTTAGCATCTCTATCCAATTGTCCAACCGGTTCAACTATAATATCTGTAGGACCCATCGAATTTATCTTGTCTGAGCGTGTTTTGATCTTATCTGTGTATTCACTCACCATTTGTTGAACAGACGATGTGAACGTATCTATAGGTCTATTGTAGTACATTTTAACGTCTACTATAGTACCAGTGTATTTACTCTTAATAACATCAGGCTCAATTTCTTCACCCTCATCACGAAGTTGTTGTATATAAGCTATCATATCAGGGTCACTAGTACCCAGTTGAATTAACGACATCAATGGATCTCCAGCCTTAATTTGATCTCCAGCTTGTACATAACTAACTATATCAGTTGTTTCATCTACTTCAACCGATTTTGATTGAACGATAGTACTACTCATCCTTTTTGATAGGGTTCCCGCAATCATTCCTGCATCTTCAAATGTATAATCCGAACTTATAACTGCAATCTTTGCCAGGGTTCCAGAGTTATATATAGATCCATTTTCATCATTAGTGAAGAAACTAGCATTGTATGCAAGTACTTCGTTCTTTTTAAACTTCTGACCAACTACGAGAGTGTTCTCAAGTTTATTGATAAAATGGAATCCACCATTCGAGTTTTTAACTGTATCCTCTTTGATATTGATTACATCTCTCTTCCCACTAGCATATCCTAAAATAATTAGATCAGTTACATGATCTACTTCTAAGACACTACCATCCTCTTTGGCTTTAAATGCAAACTCATCGGAGATCAAGTAAGGTAAAGATCTATCTATACCACAATTAACTAGTGCTGGTTGTGTGTCATTAACACTCATCATGTGTTTCATTTGTCCAACTTGCATACCTTGTCGTGATGGATCTGATTGGGTAGACGAGAATGAACTCATTGCTTCAGCAGGATTCGCTATATTACTATAGTCCAAATCTTTAAAGTCTGTTTCTTTGATATAACCCCTAACAGTTTCTATTTGAGGATTGTATACCATTGATCTTGAAATACCAGCCTTGCTACTATCTGGTGTGAAGTTAGCGAATAATCCCGCCATAGATCTATGAAAACCACGAAGTGCTGGTTTAACAGCGTCATCTTTATTGATACCCATTAACCCCTTGAATGATGTAGTACTCATACCATCAATAGTTTCAAGTATAGGATTTACTGAAGAGTAGTCATTGATATTAGGTGATGCCAATAAACTTTTCATTAACGCATCTCTAGGTATATTAAACTTCTTACCAGATCTCGCTGCATTACTACG